ACTTTTGTTCCTTCTGTTTTTTCATTAAGTTCACATTGATCAATCCAATATTGAATAAATTCAATAACAATATCAGAATATGTAAAATAGATAGGAGATGCCTTTGGCATACCAACATTAATATTTGGTGGAATTCCTTGATATGCAAAAGCAATATCACAATGCTCATGTAGATTATCAAACACAGATAACTCAGCATGAATGATCGAATCTACATCCATCCAAACAATTGGTTTTTTCTTTTCCATGAGAATACCTAAAATGAATTTTGGTTTTGCCAAACAATTCAAACGATACTCACCGCGAGATGGAAGTTCACGGATATCATGTGGAATTTTATTTTCGTTGCAGTTTATGCGAAATCTTCTGGCATGATCGCTGTAATATGTTCGATCATCTATATCGCAATAAAAAGATACAATTTCTGTTTTCATGATAAATATGCTTTCCTGTAAAACTCAATCATAATTTTTGAGTACGGATTAACTGGTTCTCCAAAGTTATTTATGTTGTTCTTCATCTGAACCAGATCGTGAACATTCCATTTTTTAATTCTTCCACCATTTTTTGCCTGTATTTCCCAGGGATAATGGAATATTGATAAATTGCTCAGTTGAGATTCATTATAGTCCCACACACAATAGGCAGATAAAGGTGTCTTATGAAACCTTAGTCCAAGAAGACTTAACATATAAGATTGTGTATACATCTCACTTACCCATAATTCAGAAGTATTTCTCAAAACATCTCTTGTGTGTTTATCTGCTTTGAGTATCAATCGGGATAGTTCACAAACATTCGATCCCAAACTATAATAAGGTGCAGCAAACGACGAATAATATTTAACATCATATCCGACATCTTTGAATTTTTGCTTGACTAGTGGTAAGTATTTTTGATTACTTAAACACCAATCTGTTCCATAAAAATCCTGAGAATTCAAACGATCAACTATGATTGGTTTCATAAAAAACATATCAGGATCAAGAACAAATATGTTCTGATCAAAAAGTTTATACTTTTCTATATAATTCAAAATAGCAATATGCCTATTGTAAACTGGATATGATTTATCCAATCCATAATATGCATATTGATTCTCATCGTAACCCTTGACAAGAGTTACAAATTTACCTTGCTGTTTAACCCAATCAAAAGATCTCTTGCAAAGTTCTGCTTGTTTTACAGCATCAGGTCTTTTCGGATCGACATGACAAATAAAAATCATAACTGTTTAATTTTGTTATAAAGATAATCATCTGCCATTTCTAGTTCAATGCACTTATTGTAGTTGTTGTAAACAGACTCAAGTTTAGATTCAAATAATTCAACTGTTAATGTTTTAATATCAAATCCGTTATAAAGTTTTATAATTCCATTTTCATCGAATATAGTATCGATATCTGGAGCACCCCAGTAGATTGGAATAGTTCCCGTGAGGAAACAATCGGTTAATTTTTCAGTGTAGTAGGTTGAGTAACTGTCATTCTCAATAACAAAGGAAAACATATAGTCATTCAATCCCTGAGATTTATCCCAACGATCCTCTCCTTGAATTACAGGAGAGTTATCTGCTCCACCATACACATCTAGATTTCCTCTGAATGTTTCAATGATTGCATGTCGTAACTTATGACCATAAGCATATTTTTTAGGCGAAGCAATAATAGAACACAGTTTTGATTTTTCAATAGCAATATCCTCAACCTTGGGTTTAACCCAAGGAAGATTGCTACCAGCATATGCAAACTGAAGTTTTGGGTGAATAGAAAGAAGTTCTCGTTCTGATGTAAATACAACATCATAACCTTCACATATCTTCTCAAGATTATTCATCCAAGTATCTCTTGGAACATGCATCGTGTGAAATATACTACGAGATTCACAGACCCATGCAATCTTCTTTTCGCCCTCTTTCTTTTGGTATTCCAGTCCAGGGAGAATTCCACCATCAATAAAGACCTTGATGGGACAATCATCATTTGTCCATTCAAACGTCTTGGGTTTTAGATTTGAACAAGAAGAATGTTCGAGTAAAAACGGAGCACCGAATGCTTGCACTTTTTCCATAATATAAACCTTTCGTCTTACTTACCTATATGATATTTAGGTATCAATTGCCACTTGTCTTTGTCTTTATGTGGAATTATTTTCAATCTTGCCAGGGAAAGTTGAGGATCTGCATACCGAACAGGATCTATTGCTTTAATCAGACCCCATTCGACTAAAAGTTTAACTATAGTGTTTCTTCTTGCAATATCATCAACCGAAATGTCACTCTCAAGACCATCAAGAATGAACATTTCTTTAAAATGCATAATTGCATATCTGCCTCTTTTGTGCAGTATATGGCAACTCTGGTATAGTTTATTTTCTTTCTTCGAAGATACACCCAAACGAGTCAAGGTTTCTTTGACCTTTATGAAGTCTTCTTCTGAGTTTAATTTTATCTCTACACCCAAACCGTCAAATATATCTTCTGTTATAATATACTCCATATTATTTAACAGAAAATATTTATATTTTTATCGTTTTTGACCACCTTTTTGGACAAGATCCTTTAATTTGTCCATAGGAACTAAATCAACAACCTCGCGAGCTCGGGCATCGGAGTACCCATATACTTCCTTAATGATCTCAATGTCGCTGTTTTCCTCTGGTTTTATCCATTTGGAAAACCTCTTTCTCTTGGAAATGCTGTGTATATAATAGTCATACTGCATCTTCTTGTCCAAGAATGACATCTGATTCATTTGATTTGAATAAAAAATTGTATCTGGAAAATAAGATAAACATTTATTTATTACAAAAGGAACATAGTCCTTCTCATCGATCTTATCAGAATCCATGAGATTGACTTTACTTTGATTAATTGAATTTAGAATATCGGATAGCATGATTATTTAAACGAACAAGACATCATTAATTGAACAAGGCAGGCAACCAAGTTAATTTCTTGATCTGACACAAACGCACTGCGATACTGTGACTCTGCCAGAATCATGATTGCCTCTGGAATGCTTTGCTTGTCTAGATTGTCTCCCAGAGCATCGTAGATTTTCCTATAAACCTCCTGGGGCGATCCTTCGGCGTTGAGTGCTGCCCATCGACGGACAGTAGCAAAGTCCTTGTTGGACATTGCAGTCATTAGATTCTTAATCTCAATTTCAGCAATTGTAGAAAGAATACCAACATCAATTACACCCGATGAAGAATATCGTTGGAGTTCGTTTAGAATTCTTCTCATATCAGGAAAGTGCTTCATGATCAATTGACCAAGCACCTTCTTATCAAACTTGATACCTTCCTGATTGAGAATATACGAACAACGCTCCATCATTTTTGCTGCAATCGCAGGTTTTTCTCCAGTCGGAAGTACAAAATCAATGCAAGTACAACGGGAGTGAATGGGCTCAATGATACGCGACTTATAATTGCAAGTGAGAATAAACCTACAATTATTTGCAAACTCTTCAATAGCACCTCGCAAAGCAGGTTGAATACTATTGGCATTGGAATAATCAAACTCATCAAGAATTACAACCTTTCTTGTATCACCGTTCAGAGACACGGTACTGGCAAACTGACGAATCTTTGTTCGCAGTGTGTCGATATTTCCCTCCTCTGAACAATTAATCATTATGTAATCAGATTCCATCTCATTGCATAATGCTTTCGCAACCGTTGTCTTGCCTACACCCGCAGTACCAGAGAACAGTAAATTCTGAGGTTCCCCCCTAGCAACCATGTCGCTGAAGGTTGACTTCAGCGACATGGGGAGAACACACTCTTCAATGGTCTGGGGACGATACTTTTCAACCCACAAAAAGTTTTCAGGTTTCATCTTATGATCCATACTTTGAAGTGTTCGCTTCCATGGCAAACCAATAAGTCAGTGACATTCCCTTATGAACGAATTCACCGACGACATTCTTTGCAAAATTTACCTTATAGTCTCCAGGCAAAATCTTAATGTTTTCAATCTTAAAGTTGAACAAAAAGTCCGAACCAGAATAATTATTTTCTACAGTTACCTTGTAGTTATTAGTTGTTGGATCTGAAAGATCCGAAACCATAGCAACAATCTTACCAGAATCAGAAGTAAAAGATATATCTGGAAGTTGCATCACTGATGCCGCCTTTTGCAGTTCAGAGAACTGCTTTTCAGATAGACTCAACGAGACATTGACCTCTGGCATCACTACATCTTTTGTTGGAGCAGAAAGAAGTCTTGGTTCTGAGTAGTAATATGTCACTACAGAACTGCCACCATTTTTAATCTTCATGCTCTTTGGACCAAAATCAAAATTGGGAGTATTGAAAAGACTCACAACACCAAGAAACTTATTGAGATCCCAAATTCCAACTTCTACAGGAAAGTCTTCCTCTACAGTAGCGATTGCCATTCCATTCTTGGATGGAGTAATAGTCTTAATTACGTTTCCTGGTTTGATAAGCAGGTTAGAATTCAGACTAGCAAAATTTTTAAGAATTGATAATGTATTTTTCGAAAAAGTCACAGGTTTCATATTTAATCTCATTCAAAATCATCAGAATTTTCAAAGTCATTTATATCGTGGTTTCCCGTCATATATTCTCTTAAATTCTGTTTAAGTTTATTTCTTTGGGAATTATTTTCTTTCTTTTCGATAGACTTAAGTTTAAATTCCTTACGCTTACGATTTTTGTCTTTATCTCTTTCGTAATCTTTATGCATTTTTACTCCTATAGTATAGCATGGTTTAAATTACAGTTCAACCCAAATAAAATTATTTTCTTGCTTAATTAAAGTATACATTACCGAAACATCTGATCTATACCACCTATCCCCCTCCACCCCGCCAGTTGGTGGTTGTGTTCCTATAAAAAATTTACCACCTGATGCGAGAGTTTTCCAAACATCTGATGTTGGTGTTGGTGTAGTGGTGGAACTAGACTTAACTGCAACATAACGAGTTCCCTTATGCTCGACAACATCACCTATACGGTATAGGTATGGTTTTCCGTCAGCATCATACTGTTTGTACTTACCTCTAAAATTAATGGTGTCTGTGCTGTCCATATCAGGTATTTATCATTTTACTAAAATTATTTTTCTTCTCAAAAGAAATAACTGTTGAAAATTTATCAACTAACTGATCTGCTTTGTGGCTTATAACATATACATTTGCTTTATCTGATACAAGTTTTAGCAATTTCATCAACTCATCCATTCCAACAGTATCTAGGGAAGAATCAAAAACTTCATCAAGAATAAGTAAATTGCAATTTACACTATTCTTCATTCTTGCTATTTCCCTCCATGCCAAAAGAAGAGCAAGATCTATACGCATCTTCTCACCTTCACTGAAGTTCATGTAACTAAACTCATCACGATATCTGGATTTAATCTGTTCACGAAATTCCTCATCCATATGAAACTGAACAAAAAAGTCCATAGAAGTTAAAAACTTATTAATAAATTTATTCATATGAGGAAGATAATACTTGATAATTTTGGACTTCACTCCACCATCACGAAGCAATTCACTTGTAATTTCATGATACATTAAATCTTCCGAATGCTCATTTTTTTCTTCCTCCAACGTAGACAATGATGCTTGCAATAGTTTTAATTTTTCTTTCTCATCTGCAATATTATCTTTTATGACTGACTTCTGAGTAGATGATTTAATTCTCTCAATTTCTTTTGTGAGTAATGAAATTTCCTTCTCAATACCCTGTGCATATGAATATGTTTTTGATAACTTATCCAGATTCAATTCACCCAGTTCAATCAATTCCACATTTTCTTTCAAAGCACTATTGATTTTTTCAATTGTATCTTCGATATTTGATATTTCATAATTTGTAATTAATATCTTTTCTTTTTTTACCTTTTCATCAATTGATTGACTACAAGTGGGACATTTACAATTATCTTTGAAAAAAGCAACATGTTGTTGTTTTTGTTTTTTATTTGCAATTTGTTCTGAAAGCAAAGAGTTATAGTTTTTTGATTTTGCCTGACGTTCTTTTATATTGGTCTTTAGTGTATTCATTTCCTCGTTCAGACATGCTGTAGTGTTTCTTTTGCTAAGAAGATCTGAGAGGTGATCATTTATTTTTTCTTCAAGTTCTTTGATTCTAGAACTTACATCCTCATCCTCTTGATAATTTTTCTTTTCAAGTGTGCTGATGTAATTTTGCTGAACTTCTATTTTGCTTTTCTGTAACTCAATCTTTCCTGACAGTTCTTTGAGAGTTTCCTTGAGAGACAGAATCTTACCCTTGAGCACAACATTCATTGTGCTAAAGATATTAATATCAAGAATATTCTCAATCACAGATCTTCGATCAGCAGCAGACAGTTGCATAAACGGGACAAAAGAAGAACTACCAAGAATTACTACTTGAGTAAATGTCTTATAGTTCATCTTGAGAATTTGATTTTCAAGATACTCCTGATAATCAACACTTTTTGCATCCTGATCGACAAGTTCACTGTTCTTATAGATTTCAAATACTCTTGGATTGATTCCTCTACGAATCATGAAATTGTCTGACCCACGAAGAAATTCAATCTCGACTACACAACCCTTTCCGTTTACTGAATTGACCAGTTGAGGAATATTAATTTTTCTAAATGGTTTTCCAAACAAAGCAAAAGTAATTGAGTCAAGGAAAGCAAAAGACTTTCCACTTCCGTTGTTACCACATATCAATGTAGTATTATTTTGGTCTAGTAATATTTCAGTAAACGTATTACCAAAAGATCCAAAGTTTTTAAATCTTACTTTTTCAAATTTAATCATTCTACAATTCTCTCAGGAACAATCATTGATCTAAAAGTAGGTCCAATATCATTAGGAACATAAGCACAAGATTCAACTTTCTTCTCCATCATATATCCAGATTTATTTTCTGGCAAGTCGGGTCGTGGATAAATGGTAATCATCTTTGTGATCATTTCATTATAATCAACACCGTAATGTCTTGTCAATTCTTGATCCTTTTCGATTGCTTTTAATGCAACGACAGTGACTTTTTTGAATGGTTTATTTAAAATAAATTGAACATTTGGATCATTTGAATGATTATACAACATTCCATTTCCCGTTGGAAGATAGAAAGTTTTTCCGTTTGCCTTGCAAATGTCACAATCACAATCCCACTTGATTCCATATCGTGCAATCACCCAATTGTTTAGTGTTTGCTCAGTTGTGTCTAGTATGATTGTCTTTACCTCTTCAATCACCTCACCGACAGCAAAGGGTCTTGCAGCAAAGACTCCGTGTTCGTGAATATTTGATTTTTTAACATAGCATAACCCAGGTTGGTAGAAAACTGAATGAGTCATTCCATTTTCAGTAACTTCACCAACATAACTCGAATGTGAATTTCTTTTAATTTTTCCGTCTGGTAATTTGTCTTCTGGATTGACAGAATTCAGCAACAAATTTAGTTTACCAGAATCCAGTGTAAAATCTACATCATTATTCATAAACTAAGACTCTCCATATATAGATCTTTCATTATTGTCTTCAATTTTGTCTTGTCTACATCTTTTTGAATATTATCAATTTCTTTGTAAATAATACTCATTGTGTCTTCGCCCTCAACAGTATCAATTGAACTGATTGAATTTGAAATTGAGTTGTCTTCTATAATTGAAATATCCTGGACACCTTTATCATATAAGGCATCAATAAATTTATCAAATATCTTTTGTTTTGTTTTCTCTCGTATGAAGATACGAATAAAACTTCCCTTTATATCTGTACGCGACACAAATCTAGCAATATCTTTTACAGACTCATCGGAAGAATCATCATAGTTAAATATATGGAATATGCTATTTTCGTTTTCTATGAATAACAATTCCATTGTATTAGTATCAAGCACATGAAATCCTTTTTTGTAATTGACATCACCAAAGTTCATCTGATATTGACTGCCTAAGTAAAAGATATTCTTATCGCTTTGCTTCAGATGAAAATGTCCAGACAAAACCATTTCAAATTTGTTAAAATCAGAAACAGAAAGTCCATGACTGTGCTTTACTCCATGAACAACTTGGAATCCTACAATTTCAAAATGACCACCTATAACTCTACAAGAAGAGTTCTTGATATGAGAAACAATTGAATCATGATTTTCCTGAGTAATCCAAGGAACTAGAGTCATACACAAATTTTCAAATGTCAAGTCAGTAGGAGTATCAATCAAAACAAAATGTTCATTGTTTTGAAATAATTCCTTGATCGAATTCACATCATTTGTGTTTCGATAATAAGTGTCATGATTGCCTAATGTGATATAAGTTTTAATATTAGCATTCACTAGTGGTTCGATAAATCGTTTTCTGACAGAAGAAAGTGTATTGAAATTAATATACTTTCTCCTGTCAAAAAAGTCGCCAAGGTGAATAATCGTGTCTATTTTATTAGCAATCAAATAAGGTATGAACTTATTTTGAAAGAATGATAATATGTGTTCTAGAAAAAATGGTGAATCGTTACGAACACCAAAATGGGTATCGTTAATGATGGCAATTTTCACTTGCGCTTCCTTCTTTTTTTA